CAAGCTTTTTTGAAGTCGCACCCTAGAACGATCAGCCTCTTATCTGATGTTACAGCTTATAAATCTAAATAAGCCTAACTATCTATGGAGGATTATATCATGGCTTTCGCAACAGCGTCAGGATATGGTAATCTACCTAACGGTAATTTTAGTCCAGTTATCTACAGTAAACAGGTCCAGCTTGCTTTCCGCAAGGCCTCTATTGTAGAAGCAATCACAAACTCTGATTATTTCGGAGAGATTGCAAACATGGGTGATTCCGTTAAGATTATCAAAGAACCTGAAATCACAGTGAAGTCGTATGCCCGTGGCACGACAATCACACCACAAGATCTTGATGATGAAGATTTTTCTTTGACAGTAGACAAAGCTAACTACTTTGCCTTCAAGGTCGATGATATTGAAGAGGCACACAGTCACATCAATTTTCAAAGTATCGCATCTGACCGTGCAGCTTATCGTTTGGCTGATCAGTTTGACCAAGACGTTCTTGGTTACATGTCTGGCTTCAAACAAACAGCTATCCACGGCAAAGCTAATACAGCTAACACTACCGTAAACGGTACGAAAGCTGTATCAACTGCTGGTTCTGATGAACTGCTTTCAAGCATGAAGCTAGATGCTTCTGACTTTAATGCTGGTACTGGTGGTAACTCTATCGTTGTCAAACCTCGTACAGGTGCAGACACGTTGAACACCACTGCAGCTAATGCGACACCAATGCAAGTTATTGCACGTATGTCACGTAAGCTGGACCAACAGAATGTTTCTACGAATGATCGTTGGCTCGTAATTGACCCCGTGTTTGCTGAACTTCTGAAAGACGAAGACTCACGTCTTCTGAACGCAGACTTCGGTGGATCAGGGTTGCAGAACGGGTTGATCTTCAACAACATTCATGGCTTTAAAGTCTACATGTCTAACAACCTTCCTGAAGTAGGTGACGGTCCAACCTCAACTACATCTTCAGGTTCAACGCACTACGGTGTGTTGCTTGCTGGACATTCATCTGCAGCAGCCACTGCTGAACAAATTAACAAGACAGAAACATATCGTGACCCTGACTCATTCGCAGACATCGTTCGTGGTATGCATCTATACGGTCGCAAAATCTTGCGTCCTGAAGCGCTTGTTAATGCAATTTACACATCTGGTCTATAAGGGAGGAGTGAGATATGGCACTTGGTGATAACACACTTCGTTCTGCGGCTGGAAACTCTCAGCGTGGACGTAATCCGTACATGGTTCAAACTACATTGAACTGGGCTACAGCTTTGTCAGACAAAGGTGGTGCTCTTGCAGCAGCCGATATTGTTCCTGTCATTGCTGTACCAAAAGGTACAATGATTTTGAATGCAGGTATTGAAGTAGTTACGGCTACTGATGGTTCAACTTTTACTGTTAATCTTGGCACAGGAGTTGACCCTGACGTATTTGCTGCTACTTTTAATGCAACATCTGCGGCTGGTGTTCTTTCACAGAACCCTGCAGCTTATCAGCCAGTAATGGCTGTAGCTGATGACAACATTGATGTTGTTATTGCTGCTCTTTCAGGTGGTGCAGTTACCTCTGGTGAGTTCCGTGTATGGGCTGTCTTGATGGATTGCACAGACATGGGTGACACTGCTGCTGATGAAGTAGCTCGTGACGCACTTGCATAAGTAAAACTTCTTTGGGGCTGCTTTCGGGTGGCCCCTTACTCATATCTAAAGGATCTAAAACATGGCTATTACAACAGCAATGTGTACAAGTTTCAAGTCAGAGCTACTTGGTGGTGTCCATGATTTAGACACTGATAGCATTAAGCTTGCTTTGATTAAGGCTTCACCTAGTGGCACATATGATGCAACTACAACTAATTACAGTGACGTGACAGGTAACTCTGATGAGGCATCTGGTACGAACTACACTGCTGGTGGTAACGTACTTGATAGTGCGACTATTTCAGTAAGTGGAACAACAGCTATTGTAGACTTTGCAGATGAAACGTTTGCAGACGTAACTACTTCAGCGGATGGATGTATTATTTATAATGCAGGCCAAGCAAATAAGGCAATTGCCGTAATAGATTTTGGTGGTACTGTAAGTGCTACTGCAGGCGACTTAACAATTATATTTCCTGCAGCCGATGCTAGTAATGCGGTTATTGGTATAACA